TGGTTGGCACCGTGGCCGACCTTTGCAAACACGGGTCTTTTTAACCGTAATTGCATGGGAGGCCGTAAATGGCAAGCACCACTACAGCAACTCTCGACGATCTGTTCACCAGCATTGTCCGAGAAGCGATTTTCACCGCACAGGAATCAAGCCTTGTGCGAAACCTCGTCACGACCTACGACATATCTGGCGAAGGTAAGTCAATTCAGGTTCCTATCTACCCGGAAGTTGCAGCCGCTGCGCTGACTGAAGGCGCAGATATGTCCTCGACCACGGTCTCGACCTCAAGCGCGACTATCACTGCCGCGGAAGTTGGCGTTCAGGCTGTTCTATCTGATCTGGCCGCTCGTTCCTCTGCGCGTGATATTGCTGCCGACCTGGGTAGAGTCCTGGGCGAAGCCGTTGCCAAGAAGATGGACGCAGACCTTATCGCCCTGTTCGATGGGTTCTCCGTCTCTCTCGGAGCCGCCGGTACAGAACTGACCGCACCGTTTTTGTTCAACGCTGCTGCCCGTCTGGATGCCGCTAACGCACCTGGCCCGAAATACGCGGTCATTCATCCGTACCAGGCTTATAACTTAAAGTCGGGCCTCACCAACACCTTTGCCAACCCCAACGGTGGTGATCTTCAGAACGAGGCCATGCGTAATGGCTACGTCGGGACGATTGCCGGTGTGGATATATTCGAATCGGCCAACATCTCCGTTGACGGTTCCGATGATTCCAAGGGTGCGGTATTCGTACCGCAGGCTCTGGGCCTCGCGATCTGTTGGGATGTCAACATCGAGCCACAGCGTGACGCTTCCATCCGCGGATGGGAACTCAACGCCACCGCTTGTTACGGTGTTGCGGAACTGAAAGACGGTTACGGCATCGAGATGCTGTTCGACGCCGCTCTTTAATTCCTAACCGGGGGGTGCGGGTAAAACCGCGCCTCCCTCCTCGGGGGTTACAAGATGGCGATGAGTGCTGATAGTGATCTGACGGCTTTACAGCCCGACATTCTCACTTACGGTATTACCGCGTTCACAGCAGAACACGCGAAAGCGCAGTTCGACATTCAGCGCGAATTGCGAATTCATTGGTGGCCGTTTAAGAACATCAGCGGTGAGATGAACACCACGCTGTTAACTGATTCGCAGTTTACTCGGTGCGCCGCTTACCGCGTCCTGGGTTGGTACGCTTTGCCGAAACTTACCAAATGGGAAGTCACAGGTGGAGAAGATCGATACCAACAGATGATGAAGTTTTACCGTGATGCGTACTCGGAAGAACTGGATCGCATCATCAAGGACGGTGTGGAGTACGACGCGGACGAAGATGGCACCGTGTCTTATAGCGAAAAGACTTCGCTGCACTTTGGTCGACAGCAAAGATGAAAGTAAACGTCGCGATTAACGATAAGGAAGTCCAAGCAATGCTTAAGGCTTTCCCGAAGCGTATTAAGAAGGCATCGCGCAAAGCGTTAGGTAGAGCCTCGGCATTTGTCGAGTTTACGATTAAACACAGAACGATATCGGGGCGCGGCCTCAATGGTGCGTTTACTGGCTACGCGGATTCAACCAAACGATCTCGTGGGAAACGTGGTCGGAAAACCGGAAGAGTTGACCTTATGGATACCGGGCAAATGCTCGGATCGATGGTGTTTAAAGTGAAAACGCCATCTTTGGGTCTTGTGTTCTTTTCAAACACGTTAGCTGCACGCAAAGCGATGTGGCATCACACCGGGGCAGGGCATCTCCCGGTTCGCAAGTGGTTCGATGTCAACAACCGAGAGGAAATCCAAGTCGGCAGTGTGTTCCGCAACGAATTTATCAAACGTATGGCTAGGGCATGAGCAAGCGTGAAAGCATTGCCGCCAACATCGTCACGGTTCTGGATGCGATGTCCTCGCCAGAACTCAAGAAGATTACGCGCGACCCCTTCGAGCCTGACGAACTATCTGATCAGCAGTTTCCATCAGCCTGGATCGCGAGCAGTGAAGAAGTCCGCGAAGACACAACGATGGCAAGCACAACGCGGCAAGGAACAATCGATTATGTCATCGTGGGTTACGTCAAAGGGTCAAGCATCGACACTTCCAGAAATACACTTATTGAAGGCATCGAGGAAGCATTGGACGCTGACAGAACTCGCGGTGGCTACGCTCTCAACACTGAAACTGTTCTTATTGAAAGTGACGAGGGCGTACTTTTCCCTGTGGGTGCCGTGCGTATCACGGTGCGCGTGACTTACGACTTTACGCAAGGAGTAACCTAATGGTTAAAGTTTTTAAGTTGGAAAAAGACGGGGCGGTCATAACGATTGTGTACCCGGAAAAAGTTAAAGAATTGGAGGCTCGCGGTTGGTCAATCGTGGGTGCCAAACCTGTGGCAAAGGCCAAGCCGCCGAAGCCAGTTATCAACAAGCCAAGCGACGAGGAATTATAAATGGCTACACATCACGGCAGAAACGGCACAGTCAAAGTTGGTTCAAACACTGTCGCCGAAATCAAATCATTTTCTTTGGATATGACATCCGACACCGTCGAGGACACGGCGATGGGGGATTCAATGAAATCCTACAAAGTTGGGCAGGGCGATGCTTCGGGATCGATTACTTGTCACTTTGATGAAACCGACACGTCTGGACAGGGCGCAATGACTGCGGGAGCTGAGGTTTCGCTAACGCTTGCACCAGAAGGTGCGGACACGGGTGACACCATCTTCACGATGACCGCAATTATCAACTCGGTCGGATTCAGTGTTGACATGGGTGACGTCGTGGAACGCAGTTTTGGGTTTCAGGTAACCGCAGGGGTAACACAGGCAACCGCATAAGGAGAGAAAAATGTCAAACGGTGCTGAACTTCTCGCTACAGCAAAAACGCATTGGCGGGGAAAACTCGTCGCGCCTATGCAAAAGGTGGTGGTTCCCGAGTGGGATACCACCATCTTTTTCAAGCCGACAACCCTCGCACAGCGCAACACGATCTTTAAATACGTCAACGATGGCTCGCTAGAGTCATTGGTGCAAACTTTAATAATTCGCGCACTGGACGAGGATGGAAAACGCCTTTTCTCTAACGCCTATAAAAAGGATTTAATGGAACAGGTCGATCCCGATGTGATTGTAAATGTCATCACAGCAATGAACGACGAGCCGGAAACGACGATTGAGGATGCCCGAAAAAACTCCGAACCGGCGACCAAGAAATCATCCTAATGTTCCGGGTCGCCGAACATCTTCACATGACGCTAGGCGAGTTATCCGAAAAGATGACCGTGGATGAACTCACCTACTGGGCCGTATGGTTTGAGTATGTGGCCCAACAAAACGAGGCTAGAAGGTAGTGGCAACCGCTGACGCAAAAATTCGGATTGTTGCTGAAGATAAAACGCAAAAAGCGTTTAGGTCTGTCGACAAGAATCTTAATAAAACGTCAGATGCGTTAAAAGGTCTTGCGAAACGGTTTATCTTTGCGGCGGGAGCCGCAGGGGTAGGCGGTTTTGTTACGTCCACCATTCATGCCGCTGACAGACTCGACAAACTCTCCCTCCGTCTTGGCGTTAGCACTAAAGCATTATCCGAATACAAGCACGTAGCGGAAATTGGTGGCGTTACATTTGAAACGCTAACAATGGCCTGGCAGCGCATGACTCGGCGCATTGCAGAAGCGGCGATAGGAATGGGCGAGGCCAAGGATGCGCTGAAAGAGCTTGGCCTTAATGCCAAAGATTTGAACGAACTTCCTCTTGATGAGAAGTTTGAAATCGTTGCTGATGCTCTTGCCGGACTTGGTAGCGAGTCGGATCGCGTTCGATTGGCTATGAAATTGTTTGACTCGGAAGGCGTATCACTAATTCAAACAATGGAAGGCGGCGCAAAAGGTATCAGGAAGGTTAGACAACAGGCGCGTGATCTTGGTTTAACTCTCGATGAAACCACTACCAAAGCGGCCGCAAAACTTGTAGACGAAATGACTAACATAAAAGCGGCGTTACAGGGGATTGCGAATAGCGCACTGCCCGCTATCTTGCCCTTACTTACTAATTTTGCTCTCGTGTTACAAGGTGGTATTAACGCTCTAAAAGATTGGGGAACGGAACTTAAATTTCTTGCGTTAGTATTTGCCGAATTATTCGTAATCAAGAAAATTACACCTTTAATTATTGCAATGAGTGGGGCGATGAAAGTCGCCACATTTTCAGCAAGAGGTTTAGGAATCGCGCTGAAAGGAATGCTCGGAGGAATTCCCGGCCTTATTGCAATGGCGGCAACAGCTTGGATGATGTTCCGCGACGACACGGAAGAAGCAACGAAGGCTGTTGAAGAACAGACCGAGGCGGTCAAAAAGTTAAGAAAAGAGTTCGCTGGGATGAATCTCGACCAGTTAACCAAACAGCAACGAAAATTAAAAATGGAGTTTGCCGAGGTTAGTGCGGAACTAATAGAACTAAATGTAGCTTTAGACGAACAACGAGATATTATGTCTAGGGTGCCAAACGCCACAGGACTAAAATCGTTTACTGACGCAGCTAAGAATTTACAGACGGCAATAGTTGAAGCCGGTGAAGCGGTGCAAGTGCTTAGTGACCCAGAGCTAGTAGCACTTCAAGATCGTTACGCGGAACTTGAGGCGCTGTTGGCCGAAGTCGAAAAACAAATCGACGATGTAACAAAGTCAACAGACGAGTCCGCAAAAGCGACAGATGATCTAAAGAAATCAATCGGTGAATGCACAAAAGAATATAAATTCCTCTGGAACGGCGTTTTCGATCTAGAAAAACTTTTGAAAAAACCAACCGTTCACCAAGCAGAAAAAGAGTGGGAAGGGATGGCAATAACTCTTTCAAAAGCAGAACAAGCAATGAAAGACTTTAAAGATGAGGTTGCGGACACTCAATTTGAGAGCGACATTCTTATCGACAAGATGGAAGTGCTCGACCAGTTATTCCAAGATGGGGCCATTGATGGCGATACCTATACGGCCACGATAGATAATCTTAGTTCGGCAATGGGTGACGCCGGTGAAGAAACGGTTTTGCTAACGCAAGACGTAGAAGAGTTGCAGTCGGTGTGGGAGAAGATGGTCGAGGGGATCGATTCCGCTTGGACAGATATGTGGGTAGGTCTATTCAAGGGAGAAGGTATAAATTCAGTTAAAGATTTTCTCAAGCAAGTAAAAAACCTGTTCCTCCAAACGCTTGCAGAAATTGCGGCAGAGTGGACAAAGAAAAAACTGATCGACATGATTACCGGCGGCACTGGCGGGTCGTCAATTTTCTCGACAATTGGATCAATTTTTACCTCTGGGGGCGAGACGGCCGGAGGTGGCTTTATTTCGGGCATAAGTACTGCAATCAGCACCGGCGCATCAAAAATAGGAGCAATGTTCGGAAACTTATTTGGCGCCAGTACATCGTCCGGCGCTCTTGTTCCCGGCGCGGCGGGAGGATTCCAAACCGTGGGAGCAAACGCCGCCACGACTTTCATGGGCGGACTGAAAACCACGCTATCCAGTGCGGCGGGATTTGCCGTACCTCTTGCGATTGCCGCCTTTGGTTTTGGCAAGTCCCGAAAGTTTCGCAAACAACTCCGCGCCAAATTCGCTTCGGTGATGAGCGACCCAACCATCGTGGCAAACCTTGCCGATGGCCCTCTAGCCGGTGGCTTCAAAATTCTCGGGCAAGTAGGTGATCAAACATTCGCGCAGATCGGATCGGCCTCGTCACAAATGTTCCGACATTTTTCAGAAACGTCTGGAGGTGTATTCAAGGACGTGGCTGGATCACTCGGAGTGACGCAGTTCATGCTTAAAGAAATGCATGACGAGTTTGGTAACGTGGTCATTACTGCTCAGAATTTTTCCGGCCTGCTCGAATACATGGAAGAGATGGAGCCGTTCTCAAAGCACGCGCAACACTTGATCGACACTATCCCAGCGTACGACCGCGCCAGAGACAGCATTAGCCTAATCGATAGCGAACTTCTTAAAGCCAAAGTTCAGTTCAAAAACATGGGTGACGAAGCCAAGACCGCACTCGCCAAGGTCGATATGGGATCGCAACGAGTGGCAAACATCATGCAACGAGATTTCGTAACGGCGGCAGATTTCGCGGCAATGGGCATGGAGAACTTGGGGAGTATGAGTTCGTCTATGTTCGAAAAATTAATCTCATTCGCTCAAGACGCAAGCGGGGAAATGCAGAATCTCGCCACAATGGCAAACAGGTCAGCGGCGGCAACCCAGGGCGCGATGGATTTAAAACACTCGGCAGGGTTCCAGCACGGTGGCAGTTTCCTTGTCGGCGGCGGCGGTGGAACAGACTCGCAACGTGTGTCGTTCATGGCGACACCGGGTGAGCGCGTATCAATCGAGACGCCTAACCAATCGAAGGCAAGCGGTTCTGATGGTAGCGGGGTGGTTCGTGAACTTCGCGCACTGCGTCACGATCTCGCGACTGTCGTTGCGAAACCAATCGTCGGCGCGGTCACAAGAGGGCAACTGGCAATGGCCGGTGGAGCGAGGCATTGAGTGTCAGCGATGCTGAATACCAGGCTTGGCTCGCAGACCCGCAAGAGGAACGCGTCGTGTTAGCCGAGGTTAAAGCTTACAGTAGCGGCAGTGAATCGACCTATTATTTGGGTTCGAAATACTTTCATACTGGCGCGGCGGACAGTCCGGCCAATACTACCTATGAGGGAATCTTGAAAGGTTCTCCATTCTTCTCGACCACCATGAATGAAGCATTCGGCGGGCGCTCTTATGTTTCGGTTGGCGAAATTAATATAGACAATTCTGACGGTGATAAAGACGCTTGGATCGCTTACGCATGGGACGGCCGTGACGCCACGATCAAGATCGGCGACCCGACTTGGGCGATTGCAGACTACCGAACCATCTTGTCAGGTGTCGTTGAAAGGCTTTCGATTGGCGACGATTACACGTTGACGCTTTCGCTTCGCGACAATCAACGCAAGTT